TATCCTTCAGCTAGTATTCTTTCACCAGGAGTGCTACCACCACTTCCTGTATGACTCATAATATCATTGGCAAGTTCCCAAGCAGCATGTGCTGTTGCAGCATCTTGTAAATCTTGATTATGTACAACAGGTGGTTTAGGTGTATTAGTTATAGTACCTGGGTTAAGACCTTCATTAAGGTCTATACTAAGCCTGTATGCTTCAGCACCAGGATTAGCTCTAGCCCTGTTTATACATTCAAGATGTACTTGTTCTGCGATTGATATTGCCATTTATAATCCTGTTGATATACAAGAATTCATCTCAATTGGAAGAATTCTAAATGGTGTAAATTTAGGTTCAGGATCAACTGGAGGATCTGCGTCAGGGTTACCAAGCCATAAATCTGCATCCGCCATTATAGCTCCTGTTATTCCTGTAGAAGCTATATATTTACTAGTTATCATAGCCTCAGGGTCTTCATAAGTATTTCCTACTATACTACGCCTATTAACCTCAGGAGACCATGAACCTTGTTTTTCATTATACTGCATACCATATGGAAAACAATCTGGCGCAGTAGGTCTATAATCGACTAAGGGCATAAGTAGTACTAATACAAGATTTCCTACAGTATGATGAAATCTATCTGTAAAAGGTATATTAATAAGTTCATCAGATATAAAGAAATTCTTTTCATAAACGCTATCAATAACCTCAGACATATCACCGCCAACTTCTTTTATTGTTCGCATTTCAATTCTTTTTGGAGAGCCTATGCCAGTTTGTTGACATATAATAGCGTTAGCAACATAGTCTGTATCTTCATCAAATACTTCAGTAACAGATGTTATTCTTGCTGCAACTAAGCCAAAGGTAGCACAAAAGCATGAATGCTCTTCAAGAGATATTCTACCAGCATAACCTATAATTACCATTGCTGTAGCAACTCCAAATACTACATCACAAACAACTTTTACATTAGGGTCAAGTATACGTTCACGACGATATTGTTTAAGATCAGCATACTCCATATCATAAGCCAGCTCATGTAATACTTTAAGAGCTCTACGTCTATACTTAGCTGCAAAAGCGCTAGATACGCCAAAGTAATCTATTGTTAATATTCTTGCCGGTATCTTAAACTGAAACATTAAACTCATTCCTTATTATCGGTAATGCATCGATAGAATCAATAGCAAAGCGCCCGCCAGAAGGATTAGTAATATTAAAACTCCAATAACGACCATAGATATCACGGCCGATAGGAACGCGCGTGCGCTGCTGTGCAGTTTTGTTAGCTTTGATTGTATATGTTCGTACCGTGCTTTCATTAACAGTTACCTTAAGCAGCAAGTCCTTATCGGTTTCAAAACCTACATATACATACCGTAACCTTTTTGGGTTTTTTATTCCCATATCAGTCATTACTAGCTCTAACTCAGCTAATATTTTTTCAGTATCATCTAGGTCGCCAGTAAGTTCGAAAAGGCCTAAGTTATTAGCTCCTAGGTAGGTTCCATTAAATTTTACCATAGAGTTAAAAGTAAAATTTTTAAACTGGCTAAGTTGCCTACCTTTTATATTAATTGCGAAAGCTATACAATTCATACTTCTTCCTCATATTTCAGGGTTTCATAAGGCTCGCAAGTTTCACCATCTGGAGGAATAACTGCAAATGAATAAGCCGTCATAAGTAGCTCTTCAAGTTCTATTGTAAGGTTATTATAACCAAGGTAAGAACCAGTAAGAGTTCCCGTTATATCCATAAGTTGTGTAGTTAAATGGTCATACTTACTTGTTAACTCAGCGGTCAGTGGTTTAATTGAAGCTTCCATAGAAACCTCATTAACTTCTAACTGTGCAGTTATAAATTCAAGATGAGCTTCAAGACTATATCCTTCTGGAGGTGTAGTCATTTCAGCAAGTAGTTTAGGTAATGTTCCTTCTAGATCACATACTTGACCATTAACACCAGTTATAACTGCTCCCATACTTCTCATAGTAGCAACAAGACTTGCACCTATGCCTTCAGTCTTATAAGAAGTTGCTGTACCAACCATTCTTAAAGCTTGTAGTGAAGTTACAAGGGTATCTATTGATTCTGTTGTTGCTTGCATAGTACAAGATAATGAGCGAGTCTGGATATTTAGGCGGCCTAGGATAGGGACTACGCCTATGCCTGTAAATCCAATAGACTCAAACTCTGCTACAACATATGCACCAGAACTTGCTTGGAAAGTAATATACTGTAGTGCTCCTTGTAATTCACCCTCAATATTTAATGAACCTTGTCCAGACATTGTGGGTTTCTGTAAAGTAATTATCATCTCAACGCCAGAGTGCATTTCGACATCTAGTCTCTGTAATAATGGTTTAAGATCAGCTTTACAGTATTTAGCAACTCCTAGCAATTCCAGTTCGCTAAGACTGCCTTCTATAGACGCGCCGAACATGCTGTCCATAGTACATGATATGTATTCAAATGTGCTTTCTAATCCCATGTTACCCCATCCTTCACAGTATAATTTTTCAAGCTGGCAGTCAATCCAATTTTCAACATATTTACCCTGCATAACGCAGGTAATTTCTTCAAGGGCGCAATCAACAGAACCAATGCTAGGTTCGATAACAGAACCTTGCATATCACAAGTAATATACTCAATAGTACAATCAATGTCAGTATATGCAGGTTCTTCATTAGTGCCTGTACAGCTTGCTGTAAGGTATTCGAATGTGCAGCTAAGGCTACCATAATTACTAAGACCAGAGGAGATTTCACATTCAAGGTTTTCAATTGTACAGTCAATAGTTGTTGGTGTAATACCAACTGTATCAAATCTCCACAGCTTACCTGTAGTATTAAAGTCAGCCCAAGTAGCATTACTAGTATTTTTAAATCTCGTAGACATTTAGTCTTCATAATCCACATTATATGGAGGAGCCACAATTCCTACTAAAGCATTTACAGCAACGTTAGGTTCCATTAAAGAAGTAAACCTAGTTTCAGTATCAGAGATAAATTCTATTTTGATTTTACTATCATCACATAAGAATGTATTATTAGTAGTAGATATGGTTGTTAATGATATATAAGAGTCTGTCCAGTTAAAACCGGGAGTAACTAATGCATCTGAAGTATACATGGCTATTTTTATGTAAACTGTATATTTTCCAGCAGCAAAGTCCCAACCGTCTTGACAACCTGCTACAAATTCAGCATATGTATTACCGTTAGTTACATCTGACTCAGCTGTCCACGATGAACCACCCCATTTATAGTAAGTAACATTATCTTCTGATAATAAAAATTTATAACTAGTATTAGCCGGAGGAGTAGGAAGATAAAAGTCAGATAAACTAACAAGTTCTTTTGTAGTAGTAACTTTTAAAACTCCTAAAGCTGGACTAGTAGTATCATATTCATTTACAATTATTTCTACTACTTTAAAAGTTCCATCACCGCCATTTATAATACTAATATTAGGAGCTATTAAGGGTATTAACCTAGCAGACCATGGTTTATGTGTAGCTGGTACATAGTCATATAGTCTTATAATTTCAGTGTCTTTATAGCAATAATAAACACCAGACCCCATAGTATCATGACTAAATCCTACTAAAAATTTATGATGTGCCCAGTGATTTGTTCCACTAGGAAGATTCATAGTTTTCCCTTCTGGCTCATCGTAGTCTAAATATCCATACCCATAAAAAACTCCGTTATCTAACTCTTGAAATTCTGCACCAAAACCTACATATTCTCTATTAGTAAAATAAATACTTTTAAAGTCATTAGAATATCCTACATAACCAGAGGAAAGATTCCCATAAGTAGGGTAGCTATAGGGTGGTCCACCAGCCCAAGACCATGATTGATCATCCCATACATAACCTCTGCGTACTGATTGAACTGGGTAAAAAGGAGACCATGAAGTATCATAACTATAATAATTAAATGATTCAGCTCTAGTAGAGACGTAGAATCGTGCTGGTATAGTAGAAGTACTAACTACAATAAATTCATCCTCTGAGTGGAATATAATTCTTCCATATCTGTCAAGAGGGTCGTCATATGTATTAATTATAGACCATGTTCCAGATTTTTCAATATATGTTAATTGATCTGTAGAGTGACAAACTATAACTAAACCATTTAGAATATCTGCTCCTAATATTGTACCACCAAATTCATATACAAATGCTTCTTCCCATTCTTCTAGTCCTGCATTATAGTCATATATAGCTATAAAAGGTCCCGCATACATTACTATTGAGTCACTTGAATGATGTACAGTTAAATCATCAAGTAAAAAGTTATTCCAGTATGCTGATGCAGAAGAAGGGAAATCTACTGACTGTATTACTCGTAACTCAACTTGTGGTAACATTGATATCCCATCAGAAGTTACTAAAAAATCTCCTGATAAATAAGATAGAACAAAATCAGCAGAAGGATAATATGTTACCCACGCTTCTGTGTATCTTTTCTTATCTGGGTCAGCAATATGATTTATAATAAAAGAGCTTTGAAATGTAAATTCTAAATCATCATATAAAAAGTATCTATACGCAGATCTAAAAGATAAACCATATCTATTAGATCCAAAGTCTGGTGCCTTATCAACATTAAATATAGGTTTCCAAATTCCAGAAGAATCTAGTGTACCATCTAATTGCATTAAATTAAACAGTCTAGAAGAACAAAAATCAAGGCCTGGATCACATAGTAATACACTGCCTTCCTCAAAAGTCACATTAGCTTCTATTTGAGTTTGTCTATTATCTGAATAAAGAATTAAATTCATTAAAATAAAGGCCTCATATATGTACCAGTAACAACCATTTGTATACCTTCAGCTAAAGGTGGCGAAGAAGTATTTATAGTAAGTATATCGGAAATACTTTTAAATACTTCTTTTACTGTTTCATTTTCACCAAAGTGTAAACAAATAATAGGTTCTGCTAGTGGTGGAATATCTACTGTTAAAAGTATTTGACTAATTTCAGGAGTAGATAAACGATTATATAAATCTAACTCTTTTTTTAGGAATATATAAAATGTTATAGTACTTACAGAAGTTATATCTAATGATGGCATATAATCATCAAGTAGATCTATAGAACAGGCATTATCTCTTGCATCTTCAAAATTTGAGTATTGAGAGAATGAACCAACCCCTGTTGGTACATAATAATCAGTATCTGTATTAATTTCAAAACAAAAAGTTATATCACAAGAGGCATCTGGTATATCAAAAGTTTGGTCAGCTGTAATAATATCTTCTGTGCCTGATACATCAATACTAAATTTAATATAGTAATTTCCAATAGCAGTATGTGCAGCTGAATCAGCTATTACGTGGCATATATCATAATGGATATGTGTTCTATCTGAGCTCATATAAAACATTACTGGATACTGTTCAGTGCTTCCATCATCAAAAACTAATGTATGTAAATATGAATAATAGCTAGTAACAGATGGAGATATAGCAGCATATAGAACTGCTCCAGGATAATAGAAAGAAAAGCTAGTAAGACCAGCATACCATATATTTCCTGTTAAATCATTAAAGTCTCGCCAATAATTTGAACTATTGTTTATAACGTATGACCCTGCAGCCTTAACTAAATAGTAACTATAAAAACCAGGCGGCGTAGCTTGCATTATAACATGAACAGCTGGTAAATAAACTTCAGATGTAGAACTAAATACAGGATGATTATCAATACAAAAATTACATGCATATGTCCAGCCATAAGTACTTCTAGAAGAATAACTACTTCCAGTCCATTGATATAATCTACCATATTTAGCAGCTATGTCCCATACTAAAACAAAACCTTCTTCACCAGCACTAAAGTGCCTACCTGCTAAAGATCCTTTAGATGGTGAAAGTGTAACACCGGCAGAATAAGTACTCCCACTATAAGCTAAAATATCATCTTCTGCGCCAACAAGTATGCGATCATATGTTATATCATAACTTATACAAGATCCTTCATATCCATTGCGAATAGCAGATGTTATATCTGTATTATAAGAAAGAGCCGATCCTGTCCAATCAAATACCATAACTCTACCTTGGTAAGATTTAGAACCAGAATACTCAGGATCACCTACATATAATCTACCATTAGAACCATGAGAAGGCACAAAAAATATTTGTGCGCGGCTTACAGCATAAATTAACGGTGATGATCTTTGCCCTATTGTATACGCTGTTACATAATCAATATCTTCTGTTGAAGTATTAAACTTATACAAAGCTAATTCAATATTATAGCTGCTGTCATAATGAAACATTACAAAATATTCACTAGTTATTCTAACCAGGGATAGACCATACATTGGATAATCCATAGTAACAGGAGGAGTCCAAAGAGCTGGTGGATCTGACCTATCTGCTATAATATTCTCAACTCCTACAGCGTATGCTGTACTTTCATCAATGTGTACACCATTAGTATCAGCGGCCCAGTCAAAACCAGCCTCAGGTATCCAGTAATGAATTGGATCACTTCCAGAGCTCCATTTAGTAGCTAATACTAAATTATAATAATTGTTTACTGCGCCAGTTACACCGTAGTTTATTACATTTTTAGGGCCACTAAGTGCTGTTGTTCCTCCTTCAGATAGATCTACTTCTGTAGTATCTGTATCAAAAGTAAAATCTAAATCTGATCCTTCTAAATATCCTGTGTTAAAAACAGATACTAGAGGATTTGCCATTTGTGTTAATTTATATGTACTATAAAGACCTGAAGAAGGTTCATAGCAAGTAGATTGTATAAAACCATCACCATCTACTAAACACGTTTCATAAGCTGTATCAAAATTCCTTTCTGTCTGAATTAGATAATTAAATGCAGCATAATCATCAAATAAAAAACCATTGCGCCCTGGTTGAGCAGCGTCTATATATCTAAGACCATCCCATTGATTGCAACCTCGTCCTGCCCAAATATACTCAATGTCAGCTACCGGTGCTGAAGCTTCTCCTATGCATGGACCACTTACTAAACCGGTACATGTTATATTATTAGTTTGTGGATCTATAAACCTAAAAATAGGAGAACTTGAATATACTTTTCCATAATAACCTATCCACCATGATTCTATTAAAGAACTATCATCAGATGTATATTTAAAAGAAGGTACTAATTTATTTCCAGGTGTAAAAAGAGGCGTGCTTGGAATGTTATAAATACCACAAGCAGCTTTAACAATTCCAGTTTCATATACTTCTATAGTCAGTAAGCCTTCAGCATAATATGTAGAATCAGAAAAATTATAGGCTGAATTACTAGATGTTACTCTTACGTAAGCAAATGATGTAACATCACCGGGGTTATATACCCCAATTACTACTTTTATCTGAATCCATTCACCAGTAGCAGGTTCATCTACTCTTAATATAGAAAAGTTTTTACCATTATAAGTATAATAAACACCGTCCCAAATACCTTCACGATTTAAACCAACTTTTAAAGGAGCTTCAAGTTCTACTTTCTTTAAAGTATATGTTATAGAAGCTGGGTAAGAAATAACTGGAATTGTGAACTCATCATAATAACTAATATATACATTATCCCAGTCAAGACTTCCTGTATAAGAAGCGTCAAAAATATCTTCAAATGTATATTTTGAACGTGGATACTTGGAAGTACCATAAATACCCATGCTTGGGTTACCCCCAGATTTGGATTGTATATTATATCCAAAATATCCTTCTTCAAGAGCCATTATGGTGTCACAAATACATTAATTTTAAGGTTTTCTATAACTGATGTTTCCACTGTTGAAAGTCTTAATTCAGTATTTGATTTAACAGCTACAGTTATACCGTTAGTTCTTACACGATTATAGTGAAGTAATTGTACAACTGGCGCATAACTTTTTGATCTATTATGTGCTGCATGAGTTACGATAACTTCATTAGTATTTACTAAACCTTGGATATCATATTGCTCAACAATTAATTTAGGTTCCCCTAAATTTACTTCAAGAAGTTCCCAGTATAAAGAATCGGTCATTCTAATATAGTAGGGAAGCTCAGTAATATGATATCCAGTTTTTAATATGTAGTAATAAATTCTATTATGCTTTTCAATTACTATACAAATATCATTCTCTTTTAAAGGTATACCTTCATCACTTGGTTGAGATGGATTCATTCCATATAAAGAATTTACATCACTATAATCTTGTGAATTACGAATACATTGTTTTATATAACACATAACTACTTCAGGTGGTGGTAATGCTAAATTTACATCTAGGTTAAAATCGAAAGCTAGTAACCTAGCTTGAACACCACTTGGTAATAAATCTAAAGAAGTTATATCAAGATGCTGTCTAAAATAAATATAGTCTCCTGTGTTGGTTAATCTTTCTGATCCGATACCTACATATAAAGCTTCATCTTTGTCAAAAAAATCTGTAAAAGGCCCTAAAATTACTGGTTCAAAACCAAATACATGCCCTCTAAGATATACTGTATTATCTTCAGTTACTTTAAAATTAAACATATGATGGTAATCATTATAAGATAAAGCACTGTATTGTGTAGTACCTTTCCAGTATAAAGTACCAGGACTAGTACTAGTTTCTATAAACATATAACGATCCCAGTATAATCCAAACTTTATCCATTTAGATTCATCTTCACTTAATATTACTACTGAACATAATTTATCCCAAAGATGTATATTTCTATATGGACTTCTTATTTTATGTTTTGATTTAAAAGCCCATACATTTCCAGCAGGTAAATTAAGTTGTACATATCCTGCTCCCCAATAATAATTAGTACCATTAGAATTTACTTCCATTAGTGCTAAAAAAGCAGCTTCAGTAGGGCTAGGACTGCCTTGGAAATTACCTGCTAAAGCTCTATCAATACCTACATCAGCATTTGGTGTATTTGTAGCAGAAATTTCACATGTTAATGCATCTAATGAAGGGTGAAAAATAGCAAGGCATTCTCCAACATAAAGATACGTAAGGTCTAGCCTAAGAGTATTTATATAAGAATTTGGATAATGATCTGTACCATTATACCATTCAAAAATTAATTCTTCATCAGTGGCAAAGATTGGATTAGCAAGAGGTTCAGCATTATAAAGATTATCAGTAGCTATACTACAACCAGAGGTATCAGCATTACGTTTTACAACTTCAACATTTACTCTACCTGTAGTAGCTACACTAAGAGTTATTTCAATAGCGAACCCACTAAAATCAGTAGTATATGGACCAATTATTACATCATCTTGATTGTATGATCTTACACGATATTCTGGAGTTATTGCTGCTCCATATTCTGGAGTTATTTTAAACCATTTTGAATTATCAGGATTTCTAACTAATAAATGTGGGTTCCCAGTATTATGGTATTCAAAATCAACTCTAATTTCAGATGGAGCTTTATATCTTACATACTGAGTAGTTAAAGTATAATACTGATAACTAGCTGAAGATATTCGCCATGCGCTACTTACATAACCACAAACAGTATCAGATCTTTGTCCATTATAATAAGGACTGGTAGGAGTTTGAAATATGAATTTTACAAAAGCTGTAGGTAAAGTTAAAGGATCATACGCTGGAAAAGGACCATCCCCAGTATTTTCATAGTACCCTTTGTAGTCTATTGTAAAATCGTATGCCATTAGAAAACCTAGTGCGAGGACCGAAGTCCTCGCACATCAGAGTTTATATTACTGAGTAGGCAGGGTAATTGCCACTGAGTCAATTGTGGTTGTACCTTGGTCAGTGATTGAAGTATTTGACATATTAAGCTGAGCACCTGATGTTGAAATCGCACCATCAAAACGAACAGCTGTAGTAGAAGCCCCTGTAGTCCTGTTGCTATCATAGAATCGGAACCAACCAGCTGTATTTGTTGCAGAAGCTACACCAGACCACACCTCACCTGCAGCTTTACCAAGAACACCTGCTGTTGCATCTCCGAAGTTGATACCATTTACTGAGTCACCGTCAGCGCCAGGTGTAAAAGTTCCACTTCCGAGAGAAATCTCAACAAGCTCAGTTACACCCTCAGTAGTATCAGCATTTGCAGGTTGGGTACCTGGAAAAATTTTCATGACACCATTCCTGAAAAGGTCAGCAAAAGAACCACCGAGACCACCAGCAATAGTTACAGACTGACTTGCACCTTCAGAAGTAAGATCACCATCTTCAACCTCAATATATGAACCATCAGTTGGCGCAGAAAGAACTTTATAGGTGCCATTGTTTGAGGATGAGCCAAATACAGTTACCTTACCGCCAACAATAGCAGCACCAAGACCATTGCCAGAATCAAGAATCTGGTCACCGCCATTTGGTCCTGAACCTGTGTCATCAAAAGAAATTGTTGTTTGAGCTACCACAATAAGAGTTGGGACAGCTTCTTTATCCATAAGTTGATTTCTTAACCCTGTACTTAACCGTAAAGCCATAGTATTGTCCTCCTAATAAAATAGACTGTGAATGAAATTATCTCCCTTCAAAAGCCCTGCGCCTCTGCTTCCAATGGGAGGGTAGATTGCCTTATTTTCTGTTAAATTAATAATTTGCCCTCCAGGAGTACCTAAAAGAGCCCCTTTAGTAGAACCAAAAAGAACGCCAAGACCAGATACTTCAAAACCCATTTTAGCAATCTCTATGCGTTCAATTGCAGCTGACCATTCAAGTGCCGGAAAAGTTGTCTTCTGAGAAATTGTAAATTCCTTTGGATTTTTACCTTCAAGAAACCATATAGCTTTTTTATCAGAGACAAATAAACCATTCTCAACTGGTTCAACCATTATTATTCTTGATGAAAATGGCACGAAACTTCGAGCTTTATCATAAAGCCCATAGGCATATGGTTCGGAGTACCATAGTGTACCACCTTCAGCTATGTACATTCTGCCACTATAAATGGCAATATGTTGACCAACAGGCGCTGGAAAGAATTGACGAGTAGTCTCGGGGCCTACGTACGAATCTTCTGGCCAGGGGTAGGAAAGTCTGTTCTCAATAATGCCATTCTCGACACCATTGCAGTAGTATATGCGAGGACCGACCTGAGCGTAATCAATCCAATTGCCAGACATTCCACTTCTTATTCCGGTAAAAGTATAATCGCTGTTAACAAGGTAGAGAAGGTTACCTTGTCCAACACAACACTCACCACCGTCGCAAAACAAACTGTGGAAGGAGCCAGCTTGTAGTGCAGTATACCCGGGCCGACGGCTAGGGCGACCGGTTTTATCATGAACCACGTTTACAGCGACGGCCAAGTCTGCAATACCTGTTTCCGCATTGAAGGCTATACGTACAGGATCTACCGTGGTATTTAAACCGGATGAGCCTCTAAAAATGGGTACAGTTTCCATTGTTTACTCCCATTGATTTTCGCGTACGGGATCAGAGGTTGATTGCCCTTCATCGACATAATCGTCAATTCTTTCCAAAGCCTCTTGATATTCCTTTTTATAATAATTTGTGTTAACTTTATACCCCTCAATACCATCTTCAATAATTGCAAAAAATTTCCATAGTGCATAACTTTCAAGAATATCATTATGAAGTGGTATAGGAAGACAAGTAGGAATATCAGCATCCTTAACCAGAGGGATGGGGTTAATATAGAAATTACATTTTACAACAGTTGCCGCTGTAGGAGCTGGATAATAAACTACCTTACCGTTTCTTGTTGTAAGATACTCTATATCACCAGGCGTAACTTCTGAATCAATTTCAGGAGCTCTTTTCTTTAGCAGTCCTATTTGGGTAAAAACTTTAATATCACCTTTGTCAGCAACATCAGCATGATAAAGATTTCGTTGAAAATCCCAAAGTACTGGGATATCTACTTCATGTGCAGTAGGAGAGGTGGTGACCTCACCAGAGGACTCGAGCTCCGGAAGAAGAGTATGCCAGGTAGCATCAATAAGCCCCTGGTTTATCTTAGCATCTATTTGCTCATCAGTAAAGCTAGCATCTTGTAGGGCAAGTCGTATGTTAGCCCTCATTTCCTCTAACTTAGCCATTTTAGTCTCCTTAAGAAAAACCTCCACCCACCCTAGGTGGGTGGAGGTTTTAGTTATGTAGCTAAGATGCTACTTAGACTATTGGGGCCATGTAAGAATCAAGGGCGATAACGCCAAAGTCCTTGCTGTTGAAGCGGACTTTCTTGATGCCGAAAATACAGCCGGCTGTAATAGCCAGTGCATTACCACGGTCATCAGATTCTTCATGCCAGTTATAACGATTGGGTGTAGAATTCTGACCATATGCGATTACGCCTGCCTGGGCACCAAGGAACAGTGAACGGGAGGCCGGCTGATCACTACCTGCACCAGCATCATCAAATGTAATAGAGTTACGATGCTTATGGAGGATAACGTCAGCGTACTCGCCGAGGGCATTCTTATACATCATAGCACCCCCGCCGCGGTCAGTTGCCATATGGATATCCAACCAGTCTTTTTCAGTGGTAGAGGTCCGCAGGGCGAATGCCTGGAGAGTATGCATAAGAAGAACATACTTTTTCTCACCATTGATCATGAATGGCTGAATCATGGGATCAGTAATTTCGGCGTAAGCTACAAGCCTTTCAATGTCTGCCAAGGCGATTGTATCATCACTGGCAATCTCATCAAAAGCTGCTGCATCACCGGAATACATCTGATGGGCAGCATCCGGAGGAAGCAGGTCGTTATTTGCGCGAGCATTACCAGCACCTACATCAAATGCATTATGCATGGTACCTATACCACGTGCGCCAGAAAGATAGCAGAAAAATTCTTCGTCCATCTCTTCAGCCCACCAGGTGGCCAGGGCATCGCGACCTTCTTTCCGCATGTTGTAAGGAACACGCTGCTCAGACATCTTACCTTTGGACTTGGTTGATTTCCTGAGCTGGTCAATAAATACAGCATCACTGAAGAATGTCAAAGCTTCCTCACCAGTCGCATGACCTTCGATCACTTCGTCACCTTCAATACCATATTCAACAAGTTTCATGCGCAGGCCGAAGGTAACCTTCTCACCTGCACCTTTATGAAGCTCATTCTTCAGGACGATCAGGCTGTCATTGCCTGTGCCTATGAACTTCGAAAAATAAGATTTCTTGGCAGCTTCAACTGCCAAGGAGGTAGACCAACGTTGTACTGCTAACGGGTCACCTAATGCAAATTCAGTCATTGCCATAGCTGTTCACCATTATTGTTACGTACCAGCTAAGTACAACTCCTGCTCGGTTTCGGGTAGCCTTGCAAGCTCTGCCTCAGTAAGAACCTTACCAGCAAATTCTGGGGTTTCACTTGAAGGCACCGAAGTTAATGAACGAAAAGCTGACTCATCTGATCCAGTTTTAAATTTAGCTAGAAGCTCACCTTCAATAGTTTTGCGAAGATTTGCTTCAACTTCCTTCGTAATTTCCTCTCGGAGTTTGTCTTTATCAACAGTTGTCTCCTTAAGGTCGTTAATCCTTGTACGTGCGGTGGCTAAAGTCTGGATAATAGACGCAGCTTGCTCGCCCAGAAGAAGGGGTTCAGTCTCACCTGGTAAAATGATTTGTGTTTGTGGATTTGTCAGGTAGTACATATCATCTGTAAATCCCAAATCATTCGCAAATGCAGCTAGTTCCTCGCTTGCTTTGGAACCTTCATCAAAAAGTCCAGGAACAAACTCTTCCATCTTTCTTGATGTCTCGTCAAATATAGTCTGCATTTTGGCTTTGTTCTCGCGATCGTCTCGCTCTCGCCATAATTTTTGCTGCTCCTCAAGTTGTGCCTGGCGTTGTTCTTCCTGATAAACTCCAAGGTTCTTCATATAAAGAAGAGCTTCCTTGGGGTCTTCGTCGGCGAGCTCCGCAAATGCTTTATCTGAAAGGACTGTAAAGTCTTCAGGCAATGCGGATGTCTTCTTCGGCTCGCTCTTCGGAGCAGGTTTTTCAGGAGCTTTACTCTCAAGCTCCTTAAGACGCTCTTTCAGGTACTTATTAGTTTCCCGCACTTCATGCAGGGCCTCAAGAGGAACATACCCTTTTGGTGGTTTCTGTGAATCATCAGTATCAGCTTTTTTCGCTTCATCTGCTTTCGACTCGGAGGAAGCCGGTTTACTCTCCGTTACAGGTTTTTCAGCTATTTTAGCTTTTGATTGAGTATCCTTTGAATCAGCCTTGGCCTTGGCTTCATCTGTGGGTTTTGTTGCAGGTTCTTTAGGCTCAGCTTTAGTATCCGCCTTCTTGGCTTCAGCGTCAGCTTCAGGGTCAAACCCCATAAGAGCCTCTTCAGAAATTTCCTCTATACCCTGGGATGCTTCAATTGATATGTTGAAATCACTCTTACTTGTACTTACCTTTGCCTCTGTCGAAGTAGCTTCTCCTGACTCAGAGCCAGAAGAGCCACCAGCTGCGCCGTCGGGCGCAAAACAAATCGCTCCTAATCCTAAATAATTTTTAACCACTTTAGCCTCCTTTTACGTCTCTACGGACGAAAGAAAAGTTTTACGTCTCCAGGACGAAGTTATTTCAAACCTTGATGCTTGAAATATTCAACCTGCCTTAAACGCTTCAAGGCAGATTTCCTAGATTTATATTTACCGAGATTCTTTCCCTTTTTACTTACTACCTGGTAAGGTTTCCCGGCGCCTTTAACCGTTTTAATCATTTTTTCAGTACACTTGACCGGAATTTAGACCATGCTGTTGCCAAAGCACCGCCGACTAAAACAAGCTGTGCATAGAACATATAGCCAGTTGCAATAAGATCAGAACCAGAAGATACAACATTTGCCATATCTGGTGAAGCATCTGGCTGGCCCATACCAATAGCTACAGCCGTTCCTAACTGACCAACTGTAGCCACTATACGTGACCAACCTCCTAGCGATGAATCTTTATCCCATACTGTAATAGCCATTTTTATCTCCTTAGAGTCCTGCACCAGGAGCGTTGGGGAATATGGCGTCGAAGTTCTCGCGATACTTGCGATCTGCTTCGACGTCCTTATCCCTATTCCAACAAGTAAAGTTTCTACCGTTGGGTAGCTCCCGGTGACTTTTAAAATGTTTTTCAGCTTTCTTTTCAAAAGCTGCTTCCTGTGCTGCAGTCATCTTAGTATGAGGATGACTTGGTTTTTTGTTTCCATTTGGCTTAATCAACATATTACTTCTCCCGATAAGTAACCAGCAGGCCAAATTCGAGTTCATCTGTATTTGCAAAGGCAAAGTTAATGCTGTCGCCTTTCTGGAAGTACTCAAGAGCAGCTGAGTAGTCATATACTTTTTCAGTAAGGCCTTGCATGTCATCACTTTCCATAACATACCCGAATTTTGCTCCATTAACTGAAGCAAAAGTGGCCGTAAAATTTTCAGAGGTTGTAACAGTAGTACTAAACTTTATTGCTACTTTCAGCAGCTGAAACTCTCTGTTAGGGGCAAAAGTAAAATCAAGGGCCCCAGGAGGAGTCTCGCCGTCATCAGGTATAGCTACCTGCATGATTTTTAATTCATCTGTTTTCCAAGGTTCCATAATTATCTCCTTCTGAAATAATATTTAATTGTTTCTTGAATTATTCTCTGGATATCCTCTAGTTCTTTGTATACCCAACACTCTTTACATTTATTTGGTAGCTGCAGTTTTAGAGGGAGTTTCAGTTGTTTCTTTTCCACCTTTTAATAACTCCAGACCAATCTTTGAACCGGCCTCAAAACTTTTGGTATCAGCTTCTTGTTTCTTAGTACCGATTTCTGAACGAATTTGCTCAGTCTCAGCTTTGGTTTTCTCAATATCTGCTTGCTTAGCGTCGAGTTCAAGGGTCTTATCCCGTACTTCAAGAGCATAAGCTTCCTCTTGTTTAGCTTTTTGAGCCTCTGCCTCTTCCATTTCAAGCTTCTCTCTTTCCGCAATGGTTAGATCATCGCGCAGGGGATTAACGCCAGTGACGGCACGAATCTGTTTCAACAGTAGATCCTTATTGGGGATGTCTGAGATTTCAAGAGCCAGATTTAGCAGAGGCCCAACCGCTTCAGCAGGTGACTTATTAATTGCGGAGAATATAAGTTCCATATTCTTTTCACGCATTGTATCAGTCATTGGCCTGCTGGCTATCTGAATATCAAAACGGGCTTGAGTAATATTATTACGAACTTCAATAGTCCCGTTGTTGTATACACGTTCATTAATAGCAACAAATTTTTCTGCGCCTGTTACACGGTCAGTTACCCTGAGAATCTTTTCTTCAGTCCACCGATTTTGTATAAGAGCCATAATGCGTTCACCCATCATTCTTTGGGATATACGCGCATTAGTAAGAAGAGATGCTGTGATTGTAGCAGATTGTTGCTGTTTCTTTTCAATAGCTACACCAGATTGACCATGAGTTTCATAACCGAGCATTTCATCATTAGCACCAGCGATCTCTTGAATTTCTTTCTCAGATTGATTCATTAAATCAACTTGAGCGGCTGCCAAGGACCCCATTTCCTGAATCTCAAAAGCTCCTTTCTTTCCTGCTTTAAGCACTATAAATCCATCCTGCCGGTTGGATTCATCATAGACCTTGTTTATGTCCTTGGCAGCCTTCTCTTCAATTATAACTCTACGATTGCTAATAAGGGAGAGCGCCATGGAACGTCGTTTATTAACTTCCATGTCTTGCTCTTTTATCTGACGCGGAATTCCAAAAGGATAATCATAACGATCTAGATAACCTACGAAGGGTACATAGGGATATTCATCATGGATGTATGGAGAAGATGTATCTTGAATGAGTAACGTATCGAGGAAAGTTGCCACCCGCATCTTTTTGACGTTGGCTGAAACGACTTCGCGGGCAGCTTGAATCGCCGCGTACTGATTATGCACGTCTCCGAGGCTATCCAGATCGATTGCTCGTCCGTCTGGCATTAACGCAAACCAAGCCTTTTCTATGTGGGTGTACCACATCTCTATTGGTCGTATACGCTTCCGGTCTTTATTGACCCAATGGCCAGAGGACATGTATCGTTTGTAGTCCTCAATCTCTGTGCCCTGGTCATACACATCAGGAATAAAAGCATCAGAGGCAAGGTACTGAAATTTTTCATGTATATCCTTATTCTTCTCTGGAAACATTGCACAAAAAGTTTCCAGGTCTTTCCAAGCAGCATGAAAGACATATCTGCAATGATCTTTGTCAAACCATGGCGAGGCATAAGGGTCCCACCATATTGAATACCAAGGATACTTATTAAGTTGTACAATCTCACGACGAGGATCGTGATGAAGGTCAACACTCATGCAACCAAAGCCGGCAATTATCTGGTCATGAAAGGCATTACCAACCTTCTGCTGACCACCATTCTGGTCAACAACAAGTTGAATACCTTCACTCATGACTTGTCCCAATTCATTATCTGCTTTGGTACGGCCAAGCGCAACCACGTCGTGCTGGTTATTCAGGAAGTGTCCATGAACGAGATTGATTATCGGAAAAGTCCTATTAATTGTAATAGGTTTAATACCTTTCTTTTCCATGGCTGCATAGGCTGCTTGTGACCATTGCTTTCCATCACGGAATTCCCAATCTTCCCATGAATCTTTACGCCAAACCTGATGAGCAGTTTGGGCCTCATGTACCCAGGAAAGAAGTAGATTTATATCAGCTTTGTATTTCTTCATCATGTACCCCAAGTATCTTCATCAGGTGGTCTCTCAAATTCTTCAGCATCTCCATAATCACCACGATAATACATCATAAGGTATTGCAGAGCATCATGTGGATGGGAGAACTTATTTTTGTCAGCTTTTGACGTATATCGTGCTTCACCAGCGACCTGCAATCTCCGTAGTCTATAACCACCGTTGAACCCCTTACGTAGCATGCTACAGGTCGGCGAGAGAAGAAATGCGGGCTTACCGTCACGCAGCTGCTCAAGGTAGTCTCTAACAGCCTCCCATCTAATCGTTGGATCATTGCTATTTGCTGCTTCACATTCAATACCTAAATCTCTGAGGACTTTGAAAACAGTTTCTTCGTCAGTCTCAGCCCTTCTATTGCCAGCGGGATCACCAATGTAACTGGGTTCACATCCTTTGTAGCGGCTATTAAGAGTAGGTCTAAGGACTTGTTTAACAAACTGTTTAATTCCCATGCCGCTGGAGCATAGTTCTTCAATGATACGGATTTGCCCGAACGAATTCTGTTGGCCAATGACTGCAGCTGGTGTGAGTCCAAAGTCAAGCCCGATTTCAATAGGATGGTCTTTGATAATTCCAAGCGGCTCCGCTGCAAGGTGGATAGCTTCATTCCACTGGTTTTTGTAGATTGGTTGTCCATCCATTACACTCCCATATTCATTAGCAAGATTCACAGCTATCCAGTCGTCCTTCTTACCTTCTTGACCTAAGTAGTAGTATCCCGTCGGAAGATTTGAAAGATTTTCAGCATTAGGATTTTCGATCCATTTACCAGTCCATTTACCATCTGATCCCATTTCCCTGAATAGTCCGCCAGGTTGTTTAAAGAAGGTCCATCCTTCTGGTTTTTCTTCTTCTGCAAGTTCATAGTACCATGAGTCATCATCAGGAGCGTTTGTATCACCAATCATACCATGCCATGAGGGGCCACCTTCCATAGCAGAAGGATACCTACCATGACGAAAATCAGCCATGTCAACCACAGCTTTATCGAGCTCTTTAGTTTCATTTAACCAAAACCCTGTGACCTGTGCGCCACGAAGTTTCTTTATGGATTGTGGCCTGTCCAACGCCAAGAACAGTAGTTCCGCCTGGACGATAGACTTGTCCGCGAGGCGAAACCTTAAGTAGTGGCATGGTGGCTCCATTCCGCCGCCCTTGTAGCGGCCTAGTTCCCCGAATAGTTCCATCCAATCTTTCACCGTAGTGGATAGCAGATCCGGGTATGTGTTTCTTATCGCGTACCATCTTGACTTTCTGACCCCTTGACTATTTGGTTTTTGTTC